GTCCGTGTATGTATTGCTAATTGTTTTTGATCCGTAGTATCTAGGAATTGTAAAACTTTGTAGTGCGTAGTTGCTATCCTGTAGCTCTGCGTATGGCACGGTTGAAGAGGTATATGCTCCTTGGTTATCGAACCCAGATACTTGACTTTGAGATATGGATTGAGTAACTATTCCAAAATTAACTGGTACAGATTGATTAGAAGTGTAGTCTAGATCAAAATACTTTTGAGATCTAACTGAAGCTGTAACATTTTGATACAACGCCAATAAAGAGCTAGTTAAATTAGATAAAGAGGCATTACTACTAGACACATTATTATTATATTCTATTTGAGGAAAACTTTCATAGTCAGTCGCAGTTATAATAGAACCGCTAAATTCTCCAGTAAATTTTTCAACATTTTGAGAAGAAGAATATGGAACATATCCAACCAAAGTTAGTAAAGGAGCCTGCCAATTAGTAGAGCCTGATATGGTATTAGCCGCGGATCCAGTAATAGAAAGCAATTCTATTGATTCAGAATACTGATTGACACTTGCGCTAGGTTCGTTTCTAGCGTATTTGTTTCTTTCTAGTATGTGAGATTTTATAATAATACCTGTAGATAAATTGGCTCTCGCAGGCACGAAATCTTTTATAGTCTTAAACAAACTATTATTGTAAAACTTAATCAGTCTAATGTACTCCCAAACGCTTTTAGGCTTATCGTAGGATTGAAAGTATGTAGTTTTTAAAGTATCTAAAGCGGGATAAGTAGAAAGATTGGCGTAGCTAGGATTTCCTATGTATTGATCTATAGAACCAGTGATAACTCCTGACGCTGTTATATTATTATTTACGGTATTGCTTGGACTAAATCCAACTTCTACGTTAGCAGAGTTTAATCTTTTGTCTGTAGAATAATACTGTAAGGTTGTGCTATAAGACAGTAAAGAAGAAGATATAGAACTACTTCCTGTCACTTGTCCATTGCTACCTGTGGCAATTGTTATTTTATAATCTTCACTGTCTATGTCGTATATACCAGCGAGAGTTTCCCTTGAGACTCCTCCAAATTCTTTAATGTCTAATATTGTATCAGGTATACCGTAAGAAGCGATCAAAGCTTTTATACCTCTTTGAGTACCTCTTGTTTTTAATAAGTAAGGTAAGTTGTGATAAAGTCTTTTATAATACTCGTCTTGTATTTGAAGACCCGGTAAAGTAGCAATACTAGAAGTTACATAATTAGTAATGTGCTCAGATCCAGTTGGAGGCAATAAAGTTCCATCTTGATTAATACCAAATAAAGTGTAGTATAGGTTATCGGTAATACTCGTATTGGTATACAGTTCAAATCCTAGACCTCTTAAGGCGTCGGAAACTAAATCTAAAGAAATACCAGTGTTAGGATTGTTTGTAGCGTCAAATCTATTCGTAACGTCTTTGTAATATATCCAAATATTATCAAAATGTTGACCTATCATATCCAAGAATGTAAGATACGGTTGATTGCTAGAATCATCCAATAGGTATTGTGGAATGCTGTATCTTAAATAGTCTTTATTTGAATAGTCGTATAAAGAAGCAGAGTATAGTAAAGAAGCTGTTGTAGGAGTATTTACGGTATCTACAGAACCCAACCAATTAGATGCTTGAGAAGAAGTTACAGAATACAATGCAAAAGGTTGAGTATTATTACGCTTAGGCCAAGACGAACTTCCTGAATCAAAATATAAAAAGTATTCGTAGGTATCGAAATTTTTAATTATATTATTTATCGAGTTACTAGCTAATCCTATAGAAGAAGAAGCAGCAGTTGGAGATTGAGAAGAATAAGAATTAGCTAATCTTATATCGTTATTGTAAGACTCAATTAATTCTAATTTGTATTTAAAATTTTCTAATCTTTCTACAGCACTTGAAAAGTGAATAAAATTACCAAAATTACTATAGTCTACATTAATCTCTACAGATTTATCTTGATAGTAACTTAATAACTTTTGGAATGAAGAAGTGTAATTACTAGCAATTAAAGTATTGTAAGAATAATAAGGGGTAGTTTGTCCTATTTTTTCTGAAACTTTAACGGCGAAGTTAGGCCCGCGTAATCTGTTTGCTTCGTTTTCGTCCACAGCGGGAACTTGAATATCTACATTATAATTTATGGCTTCGGATATTTTATCAACTATCCAAAGTTGTGCCTTTACATCGATATCTGCGTCAAGCGGTTCGTATAACTTTACTAATAAAAAAGTGCCTTCTTCGTCTTCTGCTACAGCGGCATTAACACCTATTACTAAATTATTATCTCCAAAATTTAAGTAAAAATCGCTATAATAATTCTTAGTAGAAATGTAATTTTGATAAACATCAAATCCCTCTATGATTCCTATGTCGCTAATAACTTGAGAAGCAAGCTTAAGTTCTGTTCTAGATTCTGAAATTTCTTTTATCCAATAGGTTTTTCCGAATTGAGAATTAAATAATTTCTTAAAGAAAGAATATTGAATATTAACAGATCCTCTTGTAAAGCCTCTGCTAATAACATCTTTTTGTGGATCTAAAGATATTACGCTATATAGATTATTTTGAGGATTAGAAGTTAAGTAGGGATAGTAATCGAATCCATCATAATCAGACAAAAGAATATTTCCATTTTGATCGTATATGAAAATTTCAATATAGTCTTCTTTAGCTCCAAAACTAGAATTTATAAAATTACTAGTAATTAGCGAATTATCTATAGATGTATACTGTTGAGTAGGTATACCTGTTCCTTTTACCGATACTTTTACTAATTCCATTAAACTAAATTACTTATTGACGAAAATGATTGATTCAAATCTAATAACTGTTGACGCAAAGAGTTAATCTCTTCTATCAATGCTTGCTTTTCAGCATCTATAACCGAGCCGCCTATATATTGTTGGCTTCTATTAACTAAATATGTGTGAGAATTAATTTCTCCTGTAACAGGTATATCGAAAAATAATTGATCGTATTCTTCAAAAAACTGTTCAACAGTTACAACGCTAGCACTTACTATAGGCGCAGGCGTAATTAATTCAGAAAAGCTAGTATCTACTACTTTCGAATACGTATTAATACCGTATACTTTTTTTACTAAGTCTACTTTTTCCATTATCTAATTACTTTAAAGATAGCGTTATTGTCTATTTCTATAGTTTCTCCTGTGCTTATTACTGTTTTTAAAAGTAACTTATAGTATCTTTCTGGCTCTAATCCACTCATATATACATCAAAGTAGCTGCTAGTAGGATCACAACTTATTTTAGTATAATTGTCATCGAAATCTATTACTATATCTTCGCCTTTTACGTCTTGAATTGCCCAATAAGAAGTTCTAGGAAGCGCTTTGTTAACGGTATAAACAGAAGAAGTTGTAAAAGTTCTTGCTGGATACTTGTCTCTAGCGTTTACTCTAAATCTATATTTTTCTGTATTGTATTTAAAATTACCAATGTTGTTATCTATTGAAACTACAAATTGATTATTGTTTATTGTGCTTAAACTTCCTGTAGAATATGAGCTATCGTCCCATCTCATTTCTAATGTAGGAGGATATATTGTATGCGTATCTACAGAGAAGAAGTTAAGAACCATAAAGCTACCAGAAGAGTTTTCTACTGAAGTCGCTTGTTTAACTATAAATCCAGCGTTTAAAGATCCGCTAAACCATGTGTTAACTATAGGGGTGACATTTGCGTTGATATCTTTTGGATCTTTGTAAGTAAAAGATTGGGTAACTATGCTTCCAGAAACCCAATTGCCTCCACCAGGAGTTAAAAAATAACTAGCGTTTGGCCAGGCATTAGAAGCACTTACATATTGATTTGGATTATACCAACACACTCCGTTAATAGTTACTGGATAATCTGAGAACTTACCAGTACCCATTGTCCACGAAGAAGATACTTGTCCAATTTCTACACTATATGTTGTATTTAAGTTCTCAGCATTAGCTAAATATAATTTTAATCCAGCTTGCCAAGATCCAGTGGAAAAACTTTTTATCTTTGCAATGTCAGCATCAGAAAATAGTATTAGTGATCTTCTAATATCATCTGACAGAGCCGGAGTATTTGGATCCGGTTCAACCAAGTATGTAATACTATTTATGTCATTTTTAGAAGAAACTTCTAAAATCTCATCTAAACCAGCATTTTGATTTGGAAATCTAGAATATATTGAAGCGTCTGCTGTGGGAAATATTTTATATATTGCCATTATTGTCTAATTTAAAATGATACTACGCGACCTTGAATATCGGAAGTTGGAAATTTAACTTCAAATATAGATGGATCTAATGATGGATAAATTACATTATTTACTGATGCTCCACTTATATCGTAAGAATACTTAGAATATCCATTAGCTTCTCCTACTTTATTTACTATATCTACTTTTTTAACAGTTTGAACGCCTTCTACTTGATCTAAAACTGCATTTACGTCAGCTAATATTATAGGTTGATTAATTTGCCAGTTATTAGTATTGAAGTAATCTTGTAAAACAATTAAACATCTAGCTACAACGTCTTCGCCTACGTAATTAGGTCTAATAATAATATCAAAGTTGCAACCAATGTTTATAACGTAAGCGGACTTTATGTTTATAGAGTCTGTCATCATTCTATAATCTGTCAAATACGTTTGTATATTTTTTAGTAAAGAAGGTGTAGGTACATCTAAAGTTCCTAAATTATTTAACCCTAAAACGTAAAGACTTATGGATAGTGGGTCTCTTTGTGTAGGATTTTTATCCAAATAATTTCTAAAAGTAGCGTCATCTTTTGTTACAAACGCTTTAGAAACTTTTCCAAAGTTAGGAGGCATACTTAATACTCTCGCCAAATAATCTTCTTGAGTAACTGTTCTTAGTTGACTTGAAAATTGCAATTGAGAATTTAATCGTAATTCTTCAACAGTATCTCCATCACCACCTCCAGAAGCCGGATTATCGTTATTTGTTACCAAAGTATATTCGAAAGTCGTATTCATTCCTGTTACATTTTTAGATGTAGGAATAGTTAATTGACCTTGTAAAACGTTAGAAGAAACTCCACCGCCAGCTAAATAAGTAAAAGTAATAGTTGTATTTTTAGGAGCTAATCCATAAGTTTGAGTGGTTACAAAGTTAGTGGGGTCAAAAGAACTTGACAAAGTGCTAAGACCACCATTAGCATTTCCAACAGAAACAGAATTAGGATCAGGAACAATTGCAGAGTCAGCGACAGAATTAACTCCTGGACCAAACTCTATTTCCAAAGTTTCGTTTGATTTGAATCTAGTAACGAATCTTCTATTTGTTCTTATCTTTTGGATCATATAAGGAACTTGATTCCTTTCTTGAGTAGAAGTATTAGTAACCGGATTCAATATATAGTCTTGAGCCAAATAAGGAACTTCGTACCATGTATTTCCATTAGAGTCTACGGCTTCTAATATAGTAATAATATTACTGTCTTGTAAAGTTATGGTTGGAAATCTTTCGGCGTTACCAAAAGAGAATGTTTGCGTTTTAACCTGACCAGATATTGCGTCAGTATTCTTTTTAAGTAGGAAACTAGTTGGATTGTTTGATCCATCAACTGTATATACGCTTACTTCTGTAGG